CGGATCAGTCGCAGGAAGATCAGGCGGGGAACATGACGGTAGTCGTCCCGAGGACGAACGCGGTGGCCTTGCTGTTCGTGGGGTTCCTGCCTCCGGCCCCGGTGTCACTAGTTGTCTATCGGAAGCACCGAGGGGACCCGGAGACGGTGATTCGGTTCGTGGGTAAAATCTTGTCGTGCACGTTCGAGGGTCCACAGGCGTCGCTGGTGTGCGCGCCGATCGGACAGCTTCTCCTGAAGAAGATTCCGAGCATGGTGTTTCAGGCGCAATGCAATCATCACCTGTACGGGACGGGATGCACCGTCGATAAGAACGCGTTCAAGGATAGCGGGACGGTCGCGGGGTTCAGCGGCGTCACGGTGACGGCGGCGATCTACAGCACGCGGCCGGATGGATGGTTCAACAACGGCTGGATGGAGTTGGCGGGCGGAGAAAGGCGCTTCATCGTGTCGCATGTCGGGGCGACGGTGGAACTCATGAACGCGTTCGAGGGTTTGGCGGTGGCGCAGGCGTTCGACGCGTACGCCGGGGACGACCGAACCGAGACGACGTGCGCGGTGAAGTTCTCGAACCTGCCACGGCATCTCGGGTTCCCAAGGATTCCGACACGGAATCCGTACGACGGGAGTTTGATCTAGTGGCCTTCTGGCTGGCGTTTTTCCTGTGGGTCGGGTTCACCGTCATTGGTGAACTGCTCCGGCCGCGTCCGAAGTTCGGTGCGCCGTCGCCGTCGGGGATTGGGGATCTCCGCGTGCCGACGGCGGAGGCGGGGAGGCCGATTCCGGTGGTGTTCGGGACGGTGAAGCTGCGCGCGCCAAACGTCGTTTGGTATGGCGACTTGATCGTGGCGGCGATCAAGAAGAAGGTGAAGACCGGCCTGTTCAGTTCACAGAAAGTGACAACGGGATACAGGTACAACCTCGGACAACAGTTGGTGCTGTGCCATGGACCCATTGACGAGGTGACGGAAATCCGGTTTGACGATCGAGCGATCCCGTCGGGGTCGGTGAACGTCACGAACAACATCAACAAGATCATCTTCGGGAACGGTCCTCCGCCGTGGACGACCGCGCTGATCCCGCCGGGGACGTACACGAATCTTACAACGCTGGCGCGCGCAGCGGAGACGGCGATGCAGACGGCGATCGGGTTCGCGACGTGGCGGGTCGCGTATGGGTATGAAGTGGCGGCGGGCGTTTCGGATGAGATCCATTACGCGGTGCGCATCACGGGCGGGGCCGCGACGGATCGAACGGCGACGATCGTTCCGGGGATCTATCAGTCGGGGGCCGCGTTCGCGGATGCGATCGCGCTGGCGTTGAACACAAAGGAGGCGACGGAAGGAGGCGGCGCGCGGGTGTCCTTCTCGTGCATCTATGACGGGCAGGGGTTCACGCTGACAGCGCACCTCCTGCGTGACGGGTTCGATGCGTGGAAGGCCAACGGCGTGGTGAGCAACTACAACACGTCCGCGTCGGTCCTCATGGGGAAGCAGATGGGCACGGATGTGACGATTGTCGGTTTCCCGACGTCGTGGAGCAGCGACTACCCGACGGGGCCGAGGCGGTTCGTGTTCGGGTTCGCGGGACTCGCGGGCGAGTTGGGATTGTCGAACGGAGCGGGCGGGATCTTCACATCGGCGGGGTTGTGGGGGTTGTCAACGGGGGCGGATGTCACGGTGCGATCGAAGATGGCAGACGCGGATCGCGAGTTGCCGGGCGTGACGGTGACGGACGCGACGGACAAGACGACGTTCGGCATCAATGCGCCGACGCTGTTCGGGGGCGAGGAGCGCGAAGGCGGAATCGTCGGGACGTTGGAGGTCTACAAGGGCACGCAGACGCAGACCGCGAACGACTACCTCCAGTCGGTGATCGGGGCGGCGCTGCCGGCCTACTTCGGGATCGCGTACGCGGTGGCGCGTAGGATGTACGTCGGGACGTCGGCGTACCTGAAGCTGATCGCGTTCGTGGTTAGGCGGTGCCCGAACACGCTCGGGCTTGCGGGTGGGCGAGAGAACATCAGCGGGGACGCGAATCCGGCGTGCATGATCCACGAAATCATGACCAACACGGCATGGGGATGTGCGATGCCGGCGGCGCTGGTGGACGTCGGATCGTTCGTTGAGGCGGCCGACACGCTGTTCGAGGAAGGCATGGGGCTGTCGATGGTGTTCGATGGGCAGTCCACGGCGAAGGAGTTGATCGCCGAGATCCTTCGGCACGTTGACGGGGTGACGTACACCGATCCGGCGACGGGCAAGCAGCGGCTGAAGTTAGCGAGGCCGGATTACAACGTCGAGGACTTGACGCGCATGGACCCATCGTCCGTGCGCGGGTGCAAGATGGCGGTCCCGTCGTGGGGCGACACGCGGAACGTGGTGAAGATCCGCTACGTCGATCGTGGGGAGAACTTCTCGGAGCGCGTGGCGCAGGCGCAGGATCTGGCGAGCATTCAGGCGCAGGGCGGTGAGGTGTCGGAGGAGGAGTTCGCGTTTCGTGGGCTGTCCACGGCGGCGGGGGCGCAGCGGGCGGCGGCGCGCGTGCTGAGAACCGTGTCATTCCCTCTGAAGGCGTTCGAGTTGGACACGAATCGGACGGCGTGGCGCTTCGCACCGGGCGAGGTATTTCGACTGACGTGGCCCGACTACCAGATTGAGGACATGCCGTGTCGGGTGACGCGGATCAGGGACGGAGATCCGCGCGATGGGCGGATCATGGTCGATACGACACAGGACATCTACGGGGTCCGATGGCTCGCCTACGCGCCGCCGGCCGCGACGTCGTGGGTGGACCCGATCGGCATTCCGGGGCCGCTGGAGGCGCAGGCGCTGGTGGAGTGTCCGTTCGCGATGGTGGTGGGGCCGGAGCGGTTGGCGCTGGCGTTGGCAGCGCCGGGGAATCCGGCAGCGGCGGGGGTGCAGGTCTGGAGCGATCCGGAGGGCTCGAACTACGCATTGACGAACGAGATTCGGGAACTGACCCCGACCGGGATTCTGTCCGGTGGATCGGGGAGCGGTGGCATCGGATACGTCGAGACGTCGATCCGCGTCGAAGCGGGTCCGCTCATGGAGACGCTGATGCCTCCGTCGGCGGCAGACTTCGAGCAGGGCGGATCGGTGTTCCTGATCGACGGAGAGTTGATCGCGTGGCAGTTCATGTCGGCGAACAGCGATGGGTCCTATACGTTCACGGGGTTGGTGCGCGGCGTGATGGACACGACCCCGGTTCCCCACGCTCCGGGCGCGCGGGTGTGGTTCATCTCCGAAGGCGGCGGGTTGGTGACGGAGGCGGCGTACAGCGCGGATACGACCGTGAGGGTGAAGCTGGTGCCGTATAGCAGCCTCGGGGTGCGGAGTCTTGCGGAGTCGGAGGAGTTGAGTCTGGTGCTGGCGTCAAGGGCGCTGAAGCCGTACGTGCCGACCAACTTCAAGGTCAATGCGGTCTCCTATCCGGCGTTCATCTCGGGCGCGTTCGCGATGACGTGGAGTCACCGGAATCGGCTCGGGACATGGGGATACGGTGACGCGGGCGCGACGGCGAGTCCGGAGGTTGGGACGACGTACACGATTCGGCTGTACGATCAGACAAACGTGCTGAGGCGCACCTACTCGGGGCTCACGGGGACGTCGCAGACGTGGACGACGGAGGATGCAGATTCGGGGATTACCGGGCTCAACAGCGTGGTGAGGGTGGAGATGGAGGCCGTTGTGGCGGGGCTGACGTCCTTCCAGATGATCAACCTGCTGGTGTGGCGACGGATGACGGAGAGCGGCAGGCTGATCGACGCGGTGCGAAGGATGGAGACGGCGCGAAGGCGGAGGCCGAAATGGCGGGGTTGATCGAGGCGCTTCGGAAGCTGTTCCCTGATTCGCGTCCGCGAGAGCGGACGGGATCAATCCGGACGCCGTTCGGTGAAGCGACGCCCGTCTACTGCGCGAGTTGCAGAAAGTTTGGTGGCTATACGTTTGCGAGCACGGAGTTCATGTTCTACCTCTGCGACGGTTGCGATCGGTTCGGAACAGGGATCGAGCTTCCGTTGGCGGAGGAGGAAGTGGTGAAGAAGATGTCGAGGGAGGGATAGATGGCGCTCGTAACACAGAAAGTCAGACTCGTGACCGCGATCGACATCGGCGCGGGCGCGGTGGTGGAGCTCGGCGTGTTGCAGAACACGATGTTCGCGAAGATGATCATCCTGAAGTTTTGGGGTGGCGACAACGCGGCGGCGTCGCAGGGATTGAACGCGCGCGCCGCGTGGACGCCGGCTGGTGGCAGCACGCAGTCGATTCCGCTCGTCATAACGTCGCCAGCGTCGGGGCTCCTCATGAACGGGCTGGAGGACACGACGGCGCTCATGGTGCTTGTCGTGCCGGTGTCGGGTGCGACCGGCGAACCTGAGTGGATCGGAAGCCCGAACGTGCGGTTCCAGCTTCAAGGGAACGCGGGGACGCCGGTGAACAACGTCAACGTAGATGCGTGGATTCTGTACGACCAAGATCAGCTTTCCGTGCCTCCGGTGCTTCCGTAGGGCGGAATCGAAAAAGGAGGAAGCGGTGTTCTACTACGATGTGGTCCGTTCCACGACGTCCAACGCGTCGGCGGGGACGGAGAACAACACGCTGCGCGCTCTGACGATCGCGAATCAGCGGGCGTGCAAGATCAGCGGGCTGTCGGTCGCGGCGAGAATGGCGGCGGCGGGCGGCGTGATTCTGCGGCTGAAGACCTTCGCGGTGGCCGGGTCGGGCGGGACGGCGTACACGCCGGGGAGGCGAGATCCGGACGCGGCGGCGGCGGCAACGACATGGTTCACGGATGCGACGGCGATCACGGGTGGGACAACGCCCGTGACGCGCGTCATGGTGGGGGCGTCGGCTCAAGGGGGGTTCGGCGGCTGGTTCACGAACGATCCGGAGCAGATGCTGACACTGAAGCCGAACGCGGGCGCCAACGGCAATGCCGAGGTGACGAACGTCTCGGGGCTGCTCAGCACGAACCTCGATGCGGCGGTGGAGTTCGCGGAGGCGTAAACGGAACGGATGCGGATGGCCCCGTCTCGATCAGGGGACGGGGCGTCCGCGTAGGAGGGCACGGTGGCGGTCAGCAATCTGCAACAGTTCCTCGACACGCTCAATGCGGCGGTGTCTCACGCGATCGAGCAGCGCGAGGTGGTCAACCACGTTGCGCAACACCCGACGTGGATCAATAACACCGGACGGACGGAGATCAAGGCGGACTTTGCGGCGATGGTTTCCGAGGTGAAGGTGCAGTTGGACGATTGCAACGCGTGGCTCCAGACCCTGTGATTCACATCACCATCGAGCGCGACGGCGTGGAAGAGGTGTTTCAGTACGTCACGGACTACTGCGTGACGGTGCGCCAGCTTGTGCCCGACGCCGTGAAAGCGGCGGAGGTGCGATCGGTGAGTCACAACGGGGGGGCGTTGCGGGAGATCGTCAAGGAGGTCCGCGAGGTGCTGGTAGAGTTGGAGGAGCACGCGGCGTTGGCGAGGGAGCGGCAGAGGCGTGCGGATAGCTAGCGGAGTGATCGTCATGTGGCCGGGGACGGCGGCGAGCATTCCGGCGGGATGGGTGCGCGAGACGGCGCTTGATGCGCGCTATGTGCGCGGAGCGCCGACGGGCGCGGACGGGGATCTTGCGACGGATCGCGGAAACGTCAGCCATGCGCATACGTCGCCATCACATCAGCCGATCCAGAACTCACACCTTCATGGCGTAAGCGGGGCGACGTTCACGCCGCCCTCGTTCATCGCAGGGGCTGGCCCGATTTCCTCGACGCATTCGCATGTCGTGGGGGGGAGCGATCCCGCGACAGCGATCACGAACGGACTCGCGATCACCGTCAACGCGACGGTGAATGACCCACCATTCGTGGAAGTGCTCTTCATCCAGAGCGACGGGACGCCGACGGGTGTTCCGGCGGGCGCGTGCGCGTTGCGCGTTGCAGACGATGTGCCGTTGGGTTGGGCGCGCGCCTTTCAGGATCGCTTCCCGAAGGGTGCGGCTGGTGGAGGTGACGGCGGGGCGGTGGGCGGAAGCGCCACGCATGGCCACGTCTCGCCTGCCCATACCCACACGGCGGTCGCGCACGCGGGGACGGGAACGACGGCGGCGGCGACGCTTGGGACGTCGAACATCGACGACAGTCCGGATGTGGTGTTCAGCGCGGTAGGCCATACGCATGCCTATTCGCTGACGGCGGCGACGCAGACCATCGACTCCGTGACGACGGAGATCGAGGAAGCGAATGGCGAACCTCCGTTTACCAAGCTGAACGTCTTTCGGAACGAGAATCCGGGGCCGAGTCTGCCGGACAAGACCGTTGCGATGTGGGGAGGGCCGGCGGCGACGGTCCCGACGGGGTGGTCGCGTGTGGCTGCGATGGATGACCGGTTCCTGAAAGCGGCGGGGGCAAACGGCGAATCAGGAATCACGGTGGGGGGATCGAGTCAGCACGCTCACACGGCGGCGGATTGCGCGCCGACAGCGCCGACGCATACCCATTCCAATCTGACCGGCGTCACTTCATCACCGACGGTCCTTAGGACGGAAGTCAGCGAGGGAGGCGCGGCGCGGCGATCGTCGATCGCGACGCACGTCCACTCATGGACGATCGGCGCGCAGTTGGTGACACACACGCCCGTGGCGGTGACGGTGGATGACTGCGCGGCCGAGGCGGCATTCCCGAAGTACCGTCGCGTCCTGTTCGTGGAGTTCACCGCGCCGCCGGCAGCGTGGACGCTTGAGACGGATCGCTCGATCGAGCGCGTCGAATACAAGACGGACATCCTTGCGGGCTACGACACGCGCGAGCAGCGCATCCGATTGGGTGGGGGCTCGATTCGGCGCATGGAACTCGAGATCGTCGCGGTCGAAGCGAGGGAGGCGCAACTGGCGGCTGGGATGGTGTTTTCCTCGCAGGAGGAGGGCATCGGGGTGCCGTTGTGGCAGTATGGATCGCGGCTGGCGTCGGGAATCTCTGCGGGGGACGTGGTGGTGCCGATCGGGGACGCGGAGTTGGTGCCATACGTCGCGGACGGGCTGGCGATTCTGTGGGTGAACGCGTTCGATTGGGAGGTGGTCAACGTGGCGTCTGTTTCGGGGGCTGGCGTTCACTTGTCGCTGGGGGTGACGCAGGCATGGGCAGTAGGGGCGTGGATCTACCCGGCGAGGCTGGCGCGGATCGTGGAGCGGTTGGGCGTGCGGTGGTTGTCGTCGGCGGTATTGGAAGGACGGTTGGAGTTCGAGTTGGTGTAGGAGGACGCGATGCGGATTCCGACGCACATCATGGTTCACCACTCACTGACCGATGACGGGACCACGGTGTCATGGGCGGCGATCGAGAAGTTTCACCGCGAGGACCCGAAACATCTGTGGCGCGACATTGGCTACCACGCAGGGGTGGAAGTGGTGACGGAGAATCCTGACCTTGCCGCGTACCGATTCCAAGCGCTGTTCGGTCGCGGGGTGCATGCAATGGCGGCGGCGTGCCCACAGGGCCGGATGAACGAGGTCGCGTTGCACGTGTGTTGCGTGGGCAACTTCGACCTCACGGCCCCTCCCCTTAAGATGATCGAGTGCTTGGTGCGGCGCGTGATCGTGCCGTGGCGGACGGAGTTCGGGATACCGGTGACGAACATCGTAGGACACCACGACTTCAACCCAGCGAAGAGTTGTCCGGGGACGCGATTTGACCTCGATCTGGTGAGGAGGCTCGCGGCGTGAACATGGTCAGCGAGGAACTGTTCCGGCGTCAGTTGGAGGTCACGGAGAAGTTGGCGGCGACGGTGGGAGATAACGCCGCGACGACTCGGCAGGTCGCGACGACGCAGAAGGAATCGAATGACCTGTTGCGCGAGATCCACGACGAGCAGAAATCCGGTCGGCAGAGTGCGGTGGAGGAAGTGAAGGAACACATCACCGAGGAGGCGGACCGCATTGCGCAGGGATTCGACGGCGTGGCGGATAGGATGGAGTTCTGGAAGAAGCCGCAGTTCTGGCTGGCGATCATCATCCTCGCGGCGGCGAGTGCGTCGGATTCCATCTTCAAGGTTTTGTCGCTGTTGAAAGGGTGAGCGGGGCGGCCCTGACAGTCCCGGCAAGGAGGAACCGATGAAGGTGGTCCGAGTGCTAGGTGTCGTGGCGTTCGTGGTCGCGGTACTTGCCGGATCGGCGGCAGCGGCGGCGGCGACGCCGGAGAGCGTGAAGGCGATTTTTGATGGGTGGGCGGTCGGCATCATGCTGCTGTGGGGCGTGGCGCAGAAGTATTACCCACCGCTCTCGAAGATCGCGAACGCGACGATCGGATGGATCAATACCCTCGGCTACATCGTGGCGAAGTTGGCGACGGGAACGGCATTCGCGGGGGCGTTCGATGCGGTGCCGGATGCGGTGGGCGTCGTGTTGAGCGGCATGACCAATGCCGGGTGGGCGATGGTGCTCTACGAAACCCTCGGGCGCACGTTCCTCGAACGCCTGCTGCGGTTGAAGAAGGCGGTGCCGAAGCCCGCGGCTGCGTAGGGCGGAAGGGCGCTTGATTCGACGGGCGGGGTGCGTGTAGTTTCCCCGCCATGACGAGGGGAGCGGAGAGTGGAGCCCCGGAGGTCCAGCGAGAGGCACGGACCTCCGGGGCGTTTCGTTTCCGGCCGCGCTGGAACACGCGGTTCGGTTCGTGGGTGAAGCGGTATTCCGTCGAGCGGGTGGTACGTGAGTTGACGGCGCGCGGGGTCGGGGTGACTCACAAGTGCGTCTACGAATGGATCTCGGGGGACACGACGCCGAGGGCGGAGCGGGCGATGACGTTGGTCGCGTTGAGCGGGGGGCGGGTGCGGTTGGAGGACATCTACCAACAGCGGAGGGTCAAGGGGCATGGGACGGGAGACGCAGGCGGAACAGGAGCGGGAACGATGGTTGCAGGAACGGCGGTCGGGAATCGGGGGGAGTGACGCGGCGGCGATTCTAGGGCTGTCACCGTACACGTCGCCGTTCGACATCTGGTTGGACAAGCGGGGAGAGGATCGGGGGGAGCGGAGCGCCACGCTGGAAAACTTCGCGTGGTGGGGGCGGGAGTTGGAGCCGGCGATCGCGCGACGTTATGAACTGGAGACGCGACGCGTCGTCTGGAATCCGGAGACGATCGTGCGCCACCCCGAGTTCGACGTGCTCATGGGGACGCCGGACCGGTTGGTAGTGGGGGAAGATCGCGGCGTTGAGATCAAGACGTCGAGCATCCATCGCGCGCACGAGTGGGGAGATTCGGGCACCGACCATGTTCCGATGGAGTACGTGGTCCAGTGTTGCCACTACATGATGGTCACGGGGCTCCCGGTGTGGGATATAGCGGTCCTGATCGGCGGTAGCGACTTCCGGATGTTCACGCTGCGGCGCAATCCCGACGTCGAGAAGTGGATGATCGGTGAGTTGCTGCGTTGGTGGGACATGCACGTGGTGCGGGGGGAGCGTCCGCCGATCGGAGGAACGCAGGCCACGCGGGATTGGATTCGTAAACGGTGGCCGAAGGAGGCGGGGGAGGTCGCGAGGGCTGGAGAACAGGATGAACGGGCATCGTTGGATCTTGTCGACGCGAGGCAGAGCATCGAGAACTGGGAAGCGGTCAAGACCGCTGCCGAGAATCGGCTGAAAGTCGCGATTGGCGAAGCGCCGGGGATGGTGGGTGACGGGTGGCGGGTGAGTTGGAAGCTGACGAAGGGGCGACAAGTTCGGGATCTCGCGGGGTTCACGGAGCGCATGATCGCGATGGTCGCGGCGATGTTGACGGGAGACGAGGCGGGGAACCGTGTAGTGGCGGCGGAGATGGTCAACGCGGAACTGGACAAGGCGACGGTGGAACAGCCGGGGTCCCGGCGGTTCCTGTTCACTCAATCGAAAGGGGTCCGGGGATGACGCTGGCGTTGCAGGTGGATGACGTCGTGGAGTCCGTTCGCATCGAGCGAGAGCAGCTAGACGTGCAGATCGTGACGGCGAAAAAGTTTCCGAGGTCCATCGGCAGGTTCAGGGCGGAGTGCCTTGAAATGGCGACGGACTCGGAGGAAATCGCCGAGGAGTGCATGTACGCCCTTCCCCGCGATGGCAAAAACATCGAAGGGCCGTCGGCGCGCCTCGGCGAGATTGTTTTGTCCGCGTGGGGGAACTGCTGCGCGGGCGCGCGGATCTCGCGTGAGGATTCGCAGTTCGTCTATTCGGTCGGCTTCTTCTTCGATCTCCAGCGGAACGTGCGCATCGAGCGCGAGGTCCGGCGGCGGATCGTGGATAAGTACGGGCAGCGGTACGGGGCGGACATGATCGGGGTCACGGGAAATGCGGCGTGTGCGATCGCGCAGCGCAACGCGGTGTTCGCGGGCATCCCGAAGGCGTTTTGGATCAGCGTCTACATCGAGGTCCGGCGGCTGATCGCGGGAGATGTTCAGACGCTGGCGACGCGACGCGCGGAAACCTTCGCGTGGATGCAGAAGCGCGGCGTGGACGAAGCGCGGGTGCTGGCGGCGCTGGGTAAGCCGACGGTGGACGATGTGGGGCTCGACGACTTCGTGGCGCTGAAGGGCATGGTCAACTCAGTGAAGGAAGGCGAGGCGACGGTGGATGAGATGTTCCCCGATCCGAAGGCGGCGGAGCGCGCGGCGGCGAAGGCTGCGCGTGGCGTTGCTGGACTGAAGGGGAAGGCCGAAGCGGCGGAAGGATCGGTCGCGACGGCGGGGGACTCGGGTGGGGGCGCGAAGGAGCGCAAGCCAGCGGGTTCCGGTGCGGGCGTCGTGGAGGATGAAGGGAAGCCCGAGGCGTCCGACTAGGCGGTCAGTACCCCGGCGCGGGACGATCTTGGGAGAGAAGGACCGCGCCGGGGGAACGCCGGAAGGGAGCAGGGATGCGGAATCGACGCAAGGGAACGCGGGCGGGGCTCACGGTGGCGCAGGAGAACAGGCTGGACGATCTCGCGCGCGACGTGTGCATGATTCGCGCGGGTGCGGCGCTGGTGGAGGATGAGGGGCGGAAACAGTGGTGGGGGGCGTGCCAGCGGTGCCGGCGAACGATGTGGCTCGCGTGGTGCCATGTATTCACGCGCGGCGCGTGGTCGGTGCGGTGGGATCCTGACAACTACTTCGCGTGGTGTGCGGGGTGTCACAGGATGATGGACCAGTATTGGGAGAAGAAGCGCGACTTCACCATCGAACGGATCGGGGAGGCGAGGTTTTCCGCGCTGAAGATGCGATCGAACGGAACCCGGATCGACTACGCGGCGGTCGAGATCATGCTGAAGATGGAAAGGGCGGCGATGGGGGTGAACGACGGCGGGGGGGCGTGACGTGTTCGGGAAAGTGTTCGCGTCTCTGTGGCAGGGTTCAATGGTTGGGCAAGCGGACGCGCAGTTGGTGTTCGTCTACATGATCGCGAACTGCGACGCGGACGGGTTCATCGACCAGACGCAGGAGGTTATCGCGGCGCTGACGGGGGTTCCGTTGGGGCGGGTGCGCGTGGCCATCGAGATGTTGTGCGCACCCGATTCGAGATCGCGTTCGACGGAGGAGCAGGGGCGGCGGCTGGTTCCGATGGACGACTCGCGGGATTGGGGATGGCAGATTGTGAACTACGCGAAATACCGGGCGATGAGGGATGAGGAGGTGCGCCGCGCGCAGAACCGGGACGCGGCGGCCCGGAGACGTGAGCGACTTGTGAACTCCACGATGACGCGTCAGCGTGAGTCAGCGTCCGTCAGCCGTGGTCAGCCCATGCAGAAGAAGAAGCAGAAGCAGAGGAAGAAGGAAGAAGAGTCAAAAGACGATTGCCCGGCTCGCTTCGCTTCGCCCGGGCCCACGACTGACTCACAGCCCGTTCTAGGGGTGGAACTGGCAGGAACGGTGCCCGAGTCGCTGGAGGGGGCGCGAGCGGCTAGGCCGAGGCGTGGCGTAGCGGCAGGGGCCGAATCGGTGGACCCTCGCGAGACGACGGGGGCGGCGGTGGAGGAGATCCCGTTAGCGGGGGGTGAGGGGTGGGTGCCGAGCGTGGCGGAGTTTGAGGAATGGGTGAGGCTGTTCCCCGGGGTGGATGTGCGGGCGGAGTTCAGGAGGATGAGGGCGTGGTCGCTGTCGGCGCGGAAGCGGAAAACGCTGCGCGGGGTCCGGGCGTTCGTCAGGAACTGGCTAGACGCGGAGCAAAACCGAGGTGGGGGGCGGGAGACGATGCGGAGTCGAGAGGCGCGGGATTACACGGAGGCTAACAAGCCATGAGTGAAGGGGATAGCGTCGGGGCTGGGGTGGATGTTCCACGTGGAACATCGGGGCCGGTGTCGATTGGAGAGGTCGCGGGGGAGGTGCTGAAGGGCCTTGTCGGGGACACGGCGAACTGGCCGGAGTGCGGGGTATGCCGGGGCCGGTTCTCGCGGCTGATCGACATGGGTGACGGGCGGGCGATGTGTCCGGGGTGCGCGCGCAGTGAGGCGGACGCGGCGCGTCTCACGGTGGAGGTGCAGGAGATGGTGGCGCGGTTCGATCAGCGGCTGAACCGATGGCTCCGGCGAGCAGGGTTGTCAGATCGCGAGATGGATGCCGAGGTGTTCGGTATCCCCGACACGATCGTCGAGGCAATGCCGGCGCGTACGGTGCGGGCGATGCTGGCGGGGCAGATTCCCGTGAAGGGGTTCGGGCTGCGTGGCACGGCGGGGATCGGGAAAACGTTCGCGATCGCGGCGCTCGTGAAGAAGATGGCTCGCGAGAAAATCGCGGGCGAGATACAAGCGGCGGGGCGGCGCGCGTTCGATCCGTGGTTGACGTGGGCGGCGTGGCCGGCGATCGCCAATCGGATGCGGGTGGCGAGCCTGCGGGACGGTGGGCTCGAGGACTGTACGCGCATCATGGACGCAATGGCCACGTCACCGGTTTTGGTGATCGACGATCTCGGGGCGGAGCGAGCGAAGGCGGAGGATTGGGTTGGATCGCTGTTGGATCTCATGGTGGACGCGAGGTACAAGGACCGACGTCCGACGTGGTACACGACCCATCTGAAGGCGGAGGAGATGGCAGAGCGGTATGGAGTGCGGATGTTCTCACGGTTGACGGGGGACAATCCGATGATCGAGGTACGAGGACTCAAGGACCAAAGGAAACAGACATGAAGAAGGCTCCACCGCGACTCCACGTTGCGATCCTGAAGTCCACGGGCCAGGTGTATCGCGGTTACAGTGGTCAAGTGGTCGCGGAGCCGAGCGAGATGAGGCTGATCAAGGCCATGCGCGCGATCGGCGTGGTTCGGAGGAGCTACCGGATCGGGGTTTATCGGTTGGTGGGTGAGTGGGTTTGAACGCGAAAGGGAGGCGAGGATGCGAAATCCGAACGTGGGCGTGCTGGTGTTTTCACTGATCGAGACGTTGGGGGTAATCGTCTGGCTACTTCTCCTGCGGGTGGAGGTGCCCGGGAACGATGTGCTCGCTGGCGTCGTGCTGTTCGTGTTCTACGTGGTCGAGCACGTGGTGGCGTTCAACGTGGCGAAGGGGCGCGATTGGCTCCAGTTCCCGCTCAGGCCGTGAAAGGGTTTCCGCAACAGCTAGCGGCGTACCTGATCGGGCACATCCGGGCGGCGAATGCGACGGGCAGAACGGTACTGATCGCGGTTCGATCGTTTCCGGGGAAGGGGACGCGGTTCCGGGCGTGTCTGGTGAGCGAGGAGGCGGTGAAGAAGGGGGGCGGTCAGGCGGTGTGCGATGCGTTATTCGCGCAGTTGGATCGAGACGAGCAGAATCAGGGCCCGTCTCAGAACTGAGGGAGGTCGAAGTGCTGCATGCGAGGATGGACTACCAGCGGATTCAGGACCCAGCAGGGAAGATTCCGGAGGCTGAGCCGGTTTTCCTTATCCGGGGGCAGGACGCGGTGGGGGCGCTCATCGTGAGAAAGTGGGCGGAGGAGTTCGAGATGCGCGGCGGAGATTCGGTCTTGGCGGCGTCGGCGCGGGCACACGCGTTGCTGATGGATGCGTGGCCGACGAAGAAGTTGGCGGACGTCCCGAGCGGAACGCCGATCGCGACGGCGACGGCGGCGGTGATACAACACGCGCCGGGCGAGTTCCCGATCGAAAGCGATTCGTCGGGGAACGGGGTCGAAGAGGGTTAAGGCGAGGTCGGTAAAAGGGAGCGACTGAGGGCGAAGCCTCACAATCAAGGGAGGGTAGGGTGGTCAAACTGGGTAGCAAGGTCCGTGACGCGATCTCGGGTTTCGAGGGGGTCGTGGTGGGCAAGGCCGTTTACCTTAATGGATGCCACAGCGCATGCGTCGAGGGTCCGGCGAAGGACGGAGAGCGCAAGGACCTCTGGTTCGACGAGCAGAGATTGGAGACGATCGAGGCGGACGCATTTAAGCCTCAACCGAGCGAAGCAACGGCGGGTGGTCCAGTTCATAGGAACCCACCGAGCATGTGAGCAAGCCCGCGCGAAGGCTAATCCGAACGGCCAGCGCGGGCGGTAAACTTCCGGGGATGGAAGGGCGCGGAGTGAAGGGACTTGGCGGAAGGATTCTCGGACGCATCACGGGATGGAACGCGTTGCCGGACACGGAGAGCGGAGCGAAACCGGTCAAGATCACGGTGTCGCATACGTGCATCGTGGGTGGCGAAGCGTTCAAGTGCAAGGCGGAGGTGGTGGTGGATCAGAAGGACATCGCCGCGTACCCGTTCGCGGGGGCGTTGGCGTTGGATGTGGACTTTCCGCAGCAGGATCTGCCGTTGAAGGTGACGGTTGGAGCAAGGGCCGAGAAGTCGTGAACGAGTGGGGGCCGGTCCGCCACGTGCTCGCGCCACAGAAGTGCGTGGCATGTTGGCGGACCATCCCGAAGGCGTCTCCGGGGGTCAGGACGGGCGAGCGCGGGACCAAGGCGTGGTTCCTGAAGTTGTCCGGCATGGGCGGCGCGTGGATGTGCTGTCGGTGCCGCGACGAGGAGTCGAGAGCGGACGGCGAGGCGAAGCGGGAGCGCGCGGCGATCGTGGCTAATGTGCGGCCGATGCGCGATGTGGGCGAGCGATTTGATGTGCTGGTGGACACGGATCTCCGGGTGGTCAAGGGAGGTAGGGAGCTATGGGAGGCGATTCGGGGCGGGACGTGCGAGGCGTTGACGATTCTCGCGGTCCCGGCGGAAGTGGGACGCGAGATGGAGCGGGCAAGGTGAGGGGGCGGGACCTTACGATCGGACGGCGCGCGGGAGAGGGGATCTATATCGGGCGCGAGATTCATCTGCGCGTGACGCGAACGGCGGTGAACGGCATCGGCGTCATGGTGACGGCACCGGGCTGCGTGGTGGTGACGGACTCGGACTTCGAGTTGAGCGATCACAACCGACGTCAGGAAGTGAGCGGGTCGCAGGGGGCGGTGACGTCGCGCGAGTTCATCATGCTGACCGAGGGCGGGCTGTTCATCGGGAAGGGCGTCGAGGTGACGTTGGTTGAACTGGCCTTGGACGGCTACGCGCGGATCGTCGTGGACGCGCCCCGGTGGATGGCCGTCACGCGTGACGAATACGCGTTCGAGCAGCACATGCTGTACCAGACGGATCGAGAGGCGGGGAAGATGACGGTGCCGGGGAGGGCATAATGCCAGCAGGGGCGTTGGCGGGCCAGGTCCACGTTCAACTGACGCAGGCGGAGTTGCGCGAGGCGGCGATGTTGGGCGTCGAGCGGGTGGTGGCGAGCGCGGGAAGGAAGCCGCGCTTTCCGTATCGGTCGGGGGAGGTGTGGCGGGCACACGTCATGGGGGCGCTCGGGGAGGCGGTGGTGCGGAAGTACACGCGATGGCCGTGGCCCAAGGGCGTGAACGTGTTTCGGTCGATTCAGGACGTGGGCGGATGCGAGGTGCGATGGTGCGGGGAGGATGAGGCGCCATACCTGAAGGTCCGAGATGATGAGCGGACGAAGGAGCGGTGCATCAGCGTGACGGGCGACGTCACCACGGGTGGATTCGTGATTCGGGGGTGGCTGATCGCGGCGGATGCACCGTTCGTGGCGGGGGCGGCGTGGATGGAAGTCGGAGCGTCGTCGTACTGGCGAGTGCCGCACGGCGGCTTGAAGCCGATCGGTGAGTTGGTGGAGATTGTGCAGGAGGAGTTGGCGCGTGCAGGATCATCCGGAAACCTAACCCGTGGGGGCGTGAGTACAGAGACCCCGAGCCGGGTGGACGCTTCGGTAGGCGGAGGCGCACGCGCTGACTCTGATTCATGGAGGGATGACCTGCCGTGGTAGCTGGGTGCGAGCGGTGTTTGGTGGCGACGTCCGTGGCGAGGGTGCAAACGGTCGGCTGCGCGGTGGATTTGGCCTACGACCTCTGTGGCGAGTGCCTCAAGTCGTGGCAGCGGGTTGCAAACGCGGCCCGCCGTCTCGGGGCGTCGGGGTTCTACGAACAGCTAAGACCTACCCGCCTGTCCCATTCGGGCCTATGAAGATCAACCTCAACATGGACATCGGGCGTCTCGTTCTCCGGTTGGAGAAGGGGGAGCGGCGGTTGGGGTTCGCGGCCATCAACACGGTGAACGAGTCGGCGAAGGACGTGCAGAAGGCGCAGCAGGATGCGCTGTTGGGGAAGATGACCGTTCGACGTCCAGACTTCACCTTGCGGAACATCGCGGTGATCGTATTCGCGAGCGTGAAGAGGGAGCGGCCGTTCGCGGAGGTGTTCATCGGGAAGAAGCCGCGATTGCTGCTCGCGGAGTTCGAGAAGGGCGGCGAGAAGGAGCACAAGGGGAAGAACGTGGCCATCCCGGTCACGGGAGAAGAAGCAAGGCCGACGTTCAGGACGGCGCAGGACTTTCCGCCGTTGGTGCGCAGGCTGAAGTTCAAGCGCCCGAGGGGGAAGAGGAGGCCGGGGGCGAAGGTGGTGTTGCAAGGGGAGGGGGGGAGGTTCCTGATCCCGAATCGCGGGATCTATCGACGGACGGCGACCGGGGTTCGTGCGGTGGTGGTGTACAAGCCGAGGGTGAGGATTCCGGCGACATTGGGATGGATGGATCGAGCGGAGCGAGTGGGGCGCAGGGCGATGCGCGAGCACATGGAGCGCGAGGCCATCAAGGCGTTCGCACGGTCGGGGGCGAGATGAGGAAACGATGGACGCCAAGGGAACCACGGCCGATCGAGGAAAGATTGGTCGGGAAGGGCAAGGCGAACCTTGCAGCGGATGCGGTCGAGCCGTGCGAAATGGCGATGGCAGCGAAGCATTGGGCGCGAGTGTGCCCGCGCTGTGACGAGCGGTTGGAGCGAGTGGAAGGGCACCACCGCGGCAAGTGGTTTGTTGGGGTGTGGTGGTGCCCATTGTGCGGGACGGTCGTTACATTACGATCGAAGGCGCGGGAGCGGAGGGGGCGATGAAGCTTCAGATCATGGCGACGGCGGAGCCCGGGTTGTTCGAGGTGCGCGTGGTCGGGGGGGGGGGCAATCTCTTCACGCGGGAGCAGGCGGAGTTCATCGTGAATCGGGTCAACGGCAAGACGCGGGAGCAGATGCTGCGGGTGGTGGATGAGGCGCGAGGGTTGCTGGACCGGATGGGGAGCCCGATCAGCGGCAAGTCAGTCATGGGGCTGGTGGAAGAGTACCGGGGCCACTTCCACGGACTCAATGACGCGCTGACGGATCTTGAGGACGACGGATTCGAGGGTGAAGTTGAGTCGGGCCAGCAGTCGTGGTTGCTGACGGGGCTTGAGGTGCGGCGCGTTGTGAGGCGAAGGATAGGGGGAGACACCATCGAACTGTCCGGGTCAGCCGGGGTGACGGTTGAGGGGGTGTTGCCGGATTGGCTCGATCCGGCGAAGACGTATTGCATCACCCTGAGCGAAGAGGGGGCGGGATGAACGTACCGGAAGTGATCGCGTTGGTGTGCGCGATAGCGTGCGTGGGGTGTCTGGTCATGTGCTGGATCTCCATGCAGACGGTGGTGGAGTTCTCGAAGGAGGCGGAGGGGTTCCTGAAGCAGGCGCAGGAGATTCGGGAACAGGGATCGGAGATCGTCGAGGGGAGCCGGGAGGCGGTAAAGGCGTGGCGCGAGGTTCAGGGCGGAAGCTGATCGGCGGACGCATGGGGGCGTGGTGTGCGGGCGTAGCGTTCGGACGTTCCCGCAGGGTGCCTACGCCTGCCGAGCGCGAGGTGTGGGACTTGCAGGGGCTTGGACGTCTGTTCCGTGCGGGGATGAAGCATGGGCGACGTCTCGATGCGAGGCTGGAGCAGGCGACCTTGGATCTGTGGGGCTGGGAGGAGCATTCCCGATGAGCGAGGCGCTATCCTGTTGGTGCCCACTTCTTAACGCCACCACTGGCGGGCTCGCCATCCTGTTGGTGCACGGGTCCTTCCGGCGCCGAACCGTGCGGGTCACGGCGGCG